AATTAAAGAAATAATTTGCCCTAATTATACAGATTATAATATGTTGTTACCTATTTATTTTGAATTAGCTATTAAAAATATTTTTAGACCAGATTCTGTATTTAAATATTATGTTTCTACAGATTATGGATGTACATATTATCAAATGGCTGGGTTACAACCTGCTAGTACTTTACTAAATGTTCCGCTTTCAGTTGGAGATGTGTATCAACAATCGCCAAGCATAACCATTTATCGTTATTATGGTGGAAATGTTGATAACTCAACATTAAGCATTTACAATCCAAAAAATATATTGCAAATTAGACCAGTATTTTTTACTTATATATCTAACAATGAGTTATATATTTTTCCTTGGATTTCAGCCCTACAAAATATTTATTTAAATGTAAATGTAAATAATTCAGATGAATATACTAGCATATATATACAAAAAATGGGGATAACTAAAATAGAAATTATATTTGAACAAATATCTAATTTAATAAATGTAAAAGATTTACATAATTATCTCATAATGTTACATAAATCAGGGTTCATTTACTCTGAATTGTAAAAATAGTCTTGACAATGCAATAAATACATTTTAAAATATATTTAAATACAATTATTCATATTATAATTATTAAATGTTTAAAGTTTTATTTTTATTATTTTTAATTAAATCGACATTTTCTGCTAATTTACGACGTAAATTTGTAAACGCAAATGAAACTACGAATTCAAATTCTAATGAAATAATTGTTCCTGTTTCCAATATAAATAGTAAAATAATTGAAGATTTAATTTGTCCAAATAAAGAAAAATATAAAGACTTTCTTCCATTTCATTTAAGATTGTTGATTGACAATGTAACAGATGATAATATATTTAAATATTATATTTTTGCTGATTATGGCTGTCCATATTATGAAAATACTAACAATGATCCGCGAAACATTACATTTAATATACCTCTTACAACAGAAAACACTTCTATTCTAATAGGAGATAGAAAACAAAAATCTCAATATTTAATGATATATCGTTTGAAAGGAGGCGATATCGACCATTCAACAATTCAAATATATAACCCAAATAATACATTACATATTCGTAATATTTTTTTGTCTTTTATAAATAATAAAGTATTATATATTTTTCCGTGGGTAGATGCTCTTAGTAATATTTTTGTAAATGCATATTCGTGTTCAACGTATACTAATATGTATATTCAAAAAATGGGCATTACTAGAATAGCAATAGTATTTAGTTATTTGATGCATACATTAAATGTAAATGATATTAAAAAATATGCAACAAAACAAAACAGTGGGTTTTATCCTTTTCCACAATAGAATTATACATGTAAAACATATATAAAACGTATATAAAAATATGTTACAATATTTATTAAAAATGTTTTACAGAATCATATATTTTTTTGTATATTTAAAATTGGGCGCATCTTTTAATTTACGTGGAAATAATTATACATATACAAATGTACCAAATAAGTGTCCTACTATTTTTGGAATGCCAATTTGTTTTGAGTTTATGAAAACCAATATATTTACAAGAACATTTAATATGTTTAATGTTAAACCAATTGGTAAAAATCCAATTGGTAAAAATAATTTTAATGAATCTAATGCAACTGAATCTAATGCAACTGAATCTAATGCAACTGAATCTAATGCAACTGAATCTAATGCAACTGAATCTAATGCAACTGAATCTAATGCACCAACAAACATTATAAAACCAAATGTTTCATATATTCAAAAAGAACCCGAAGAACTAGATCTAATTAATTATTCAAATATAGAAGAAAGAAATACTTGTTATAGTCCTGAAGATTTTGATATTACATTACCGTTTAAGTTCGATTTCTTTATGGATGCAATGTATCCTAATATAACATATAAGTATTTTAAATATAGCGTATTTTATAACTTAGGGTGTCCTTATTATACGGAAATAGGGTTACAACCTAGTCTTACTACATTAAATATTCCTATTTCTATAAAAGATAAATATCAAAAATTACAAAATATAGTGATTGAACGGTTATTTGGTGGGCATGTAGATAATTCTACAATTCGAATTTATAATCCACGAAATACATTGCACATTAAAGACGGGTTTATATCTCTTGTAAATAATGTTACTTTATATATATTTCCTTGGATGGTCCCAGTCAAAATTGAACAAATAAATTATTTAAATTATGTACATATAGAACATAAATTAGAATACACCTACTTACATATACCAATACTAAAAATAACCAAAATAAAGATATTGTTTAGCCATTTAACCGATCTAACAAGTGTAGAAAACATAGAAAATTTTTTGGCTCAACCAAAAAATATAGTCAATTAAAACAAATTAAATATTAAATTATAATCTTTTTATTAAAAATTATAATAATTTTATAATTGTATATATAATGCAAATAAAAAATGGTTCATCATATGAACAAAATGGGTGGAAATATATATCTATAAAAGGAAACCCGAAAGAAAGAGGTTATGCATATGGTTATTTTTGTGCGAATGATTTTAAAGAAATTCAGAAAATGGTAAAGTTTTTGATGTTTGAAGCATATGGTATGGATTGGGATTATTTTGTTTCAGAAATTTCAAACGATTTTAAAGAAATGACTAAAACAGATTTTTCTGAATTTTATGATGAAATGCAGGGAATTTCAGATGGATGCGTGGCAGGAGGTTGCAAAACAAATATTGATGAAATTATTGCTTGGAATTTTTATTGTTCAATTCCTTATTGGTATGCATTTAAATCAGACTCCAGACCCGGTAAAGAAGGAGGTGCAAAGGACCGTTGTAGCGCTTTTATGGCCGTCGGAGATTGGACGCATGATGGAAAAATTGTAATGGCTCATAATTCATTTTGCGATTTTATCGATGGGCAATGGTCAAATGTAATTTTAGATATTAATCCTTCCAAAGGGTATAGAATGATTATGCAAACATCGCCGTGTTGGATATGGAGCGGAACAGATTTTTTTATAACATCTAAAGGAATTATAGGAACCGAAACAACTATTGGAGGATTTGTTCCATATGAAAAAAAATTCCCAATTGGGTATAGAATTAGAAAAGCAATGCAATATGGAAATACAATGGATGATTATGTCAAAATATTACTACACGGAAATTCTGGAGATTATGCAAATTCGTGGTTATTTGGAGATATAAATACGAACGAAATATTAAGATTAGAGTTAGGGTTAGCATTTCATAATGTAGAAAAAACAACAAATGGATATTTTATAGGATTCAATGCTCCATATGATGAAAGAATTAGAAATATTGAAGTAGTTAACTCGGGGTTTTATGATATTAGAAGACATCAAGGTGCAAGAAAGGTTCGTTTGTCTGATTTAATGGATGAATACAAAGGAAAAATAAATTTAGATATTGCAAAAACAATAATTTCAGATCATTATGATGTTTATTTGAAAAAAGATGATAATCCGTGTTCTAGAACAGTATGTGCCCACTATGATTTAGATGCTAGAGAATATATGTCACAAAGTGATAGACCTAAACCATATTCTCCGCACGGGGCTATCGACGGTATTGTATGCGACTCAACTATGGCAAAAAAAATGTCGTTTTTTGCAAGATATGGAAATTCTTGCGGGATACCTTTTAATGCTTCAGAATTTTGTACAAATCATCGACAATTTGAAAAGTTTTGTCCTTTTTTAAAAGATAGACCATCACAACCGTGGACCGTTTTTTCTATAAAAAAAGAAAAATTTAAACTAACCAGAAGAAATAGAAATAAAAATAAAAATACAAAAAAAACTAATTTATAATATTATAATAATAACATTTTAAAAAAATATGATTATTATAATATAAAATGGATAACATATCTTGGAAATTAATCGATAAATATTTTAATGATAATCCGAATAATTTAGTTGCTCATCATTTAGAATCATATAACGATTTTTTTAAAAATGGAATATATAGAGTTTTTCGAGAAAATAACCCTATTAGATTTATTGAGAGAGAAGATGGAGAAGAAAGTGATAAACGTAATGAATGTTTACTTTATTTAGGTGGTAAAGAAGGAACAAAACTTTATTATGGCAAACCTATTATTTATGATGATAACCAGAGTCATTATATGTATCCAAATGATGCACGATTAAGAAATATGAATTACGGAGTAACCGTACACTATGATGTTGATGTAGACTTTATGTATTATGTTGATGGAGAAAAAAAAACACACTCTATTACATTAGATAAAATATTTCTAGGACGGTTTCCTATTATGCTTCAATCTAATTTATGTATTTTACAATCATTAACTAAGGAGGTTCGTTTTAATATGGGCGAATGTCGAAATGATTATGGCGGATATTTTATTATTGATGGAAAAGAAAAGGTTATTATACCCCAAGAAAAATTCGCAGATAATATGCTTTATATTAGAACCAATAAATCAGATGATGTTTATAGCCATTCAGCAGAAGTTAGATCTGTTTCTGAAGATACATCCAAGGCTATTAGAACCACTGCTGTTAAAATGGTATCTCCTTCACCTAGTTTAAGCAATAAACAGATTGTTGTATCTGTTCCAAATGTTAAAAAACCAGTACCTCTATTTATTTTAATGCGTGCTCTAGGGGTTGTTTCTGATAAGGATATTATTAAATATTGTTTATTAGATATTGAAAAGAATAATGATTATGTTGATTTGTTTATTCCATCAGTTCACGATGCAAATAAGATATTCAATCAACAAACAGCTTTAGAATACATTGCATCATTTACGAAAAGAGGTACAGTTTCGGGTGTTATGGAAATTTTATCAGATTATTTTTTACCACATATTGGCGAATTTAATTTTCTTGATAAAGCATATTTTATTGGATATATGGTATTTCGTTTATTAAAAGTATATACAAAACAAGAAAAACCAACCGATCGCGATAATTTTAGATTTAAAAGAATCGAATTAACCGGTACATTAATTTATGATCTGTTTAGAGAATATTATTTAATTCAAAAGAAATCTATTGGACAAAAAATAGACGAAGAATATTATTATCATAAGGGGGAATATAAAGACGATGAGTCTTTTACAAGAAAAGAAAAATCGCAAATTAAAAATAAATCTAAAGAGGCTAATAAATCTAAAGAGGCCAATAAATATAAAGATAATTTTATAGGATTAATTGAAACAAATTTTAAAACATTTTTTAAAGAGAGAGTAGTTGAGAACGGGTTCAGAAAAGCATTTAAAGGAAATTGGGGATCAGAAGCTCATACAAAACGTCTTGGCGCAGTTCAAGATTTAAATCGTCTCAGTTGGAATACATTTATTTCTCATTTACGGAAAATTAATTTACCGCTTGATTCTAGTGCAAAAGTAGTAGGTCCAAGACTTTTGAATAGTTCACAGTGGGGATTTATTGATCCACTTGATACACCAGACGGCGGGAATATTGGGTTGCACAAACATTTATCTATTTCTGCATTTATTACAAGCGGGTCCTCTTCTTATCCTATAATTAAATGGTTAAGAGGAAATACACCTATGAAACTTAAGTTAGAGTGTAGTCCTGAATATATGGCAAATAGTTCTAAGATTTTTGTTAATGGAAATTGGATTGGGGTTATTGATACACCAGTTGACCCAAAAGCAAACCCTGATTTTGTGGATTTACTTAAACTATTTAGACGAAATGGAATTATACCTACATTTACAAGCATTTCATTTGATTATGAACATAGTGATGTATACATTTATACTGATGCTGGTAGACTTACAAGACCTATTTATTATATTGAGCACGGTAAAGAAAGTTTTAACAGAAAAGAAGTAATTGAACTAATGGACAACGGTAAAATAACGTGGGAACAAATCGTTTCTGGATTTAAAAATAAGAGTGATGAAAATTATTCATTTAAAAAAAATAAATTATATAATTTGCTTGACTTATATCCCGATATTGGAACTAATCAAGAAATCATTTTTAATACATTAAATAAGAACAAATCTGTTGTTGATTATATTGACACCGCTGAAGAAGAATCATCTTTAATAGCAATTACACAAGAAGATCTTAAAAAAACCAAATATTATACTCATATCGAAATAGATCCGTCTCTTTTACTAGGAGTTATGGGAAACCAAATTATTTATCCCGAGAATAATCCTTTTCCGCGCAATTCATTTTCGTGCGGTCAAAGCAAACAAGCGGTTTCTGTATATCATTCGAATTATCAAATGCGTATCGATAAAATGGGAGTTATTTTAAATTATGGACAAATTCCTTTAATTAAATCAAGATATATGGAATATATTAATAATGAAGAACAACCTTATGGAGTTAATACTATTGTAGCAATTATGTCATATACTGGGTATAATGTAGAAGATGCTATTTTAATCAATGAAGCATCCGTTGCGCGTGGACTTTTTAGAACTACCTATTATTCGATGTATGAAGCTAGAGAAGAGAGTTCCAAAGTAACTGGTTTAACTAGTTCGAAGTTTGCAAATATACAAAAAAATAATGTCATTAAATTGAAAAAAGGGTATGATTATAGTCAGTTAGATGATTATGGTATGATAAAAGAAAATACAGAATTGACAGAAAAAGTTATTTTAATTGGTAAGATTAATTCTAACTTGGAGAATAAAGATGTTTGGATCGATGATTCTGTAAAACCAAAAAAGGGACAATTAGGGTTTGTAGATAAGTCGTTTATAACAAGTGGAGAAGAAGGGTTTAATGTAGCAAAAGTAAGAATACGCGAAGAAAGAATACCTGCTATTGGCGACAAAATGGCTAGCCGAGCCGGACAAAAAGGGACTTTAGGTCTTATTATTCCAGAACAAAATATGCCTTTTACGCAAGATGGAGTTCGTCCAGATTTAATTATTAATCCACACGCTCTGCCGTCTCGTATGACTATTGGACAGATAATTGAATCATTGTTTGGAAAAGTGTGTACAAGTTTTGGAGGGTTTGGTGATTGCACCGCATTTCAAGTAAAAGGTTCGAATTATTCTACCTATGCTCCTTTATTGGTTAAATCGGGTTTTCATTCCAGCGGCTGCCAATTGTTATACAATGGTATGACTGGAGAACAATTAGAATCAGACATTTACATTGGTCCAACGTATTATATGCGTTTAAAACATATGGTCAAGGATAAAATTAATTATCGTGCTCGTGGTCCTAATACAGTGCTAACAAGACAACCTGTACAGGGACGCGCGAATGATGGAGGTCTTCGCATTGGCGAAATGGAACGTGACGGGGTGTTGGCTCACGGTATGTCATACTTTTTGAACGAATCCTTTTTGGTTAGAGGCGATGAATATTTTATCGCAATTTGCAATAAAACCGGCACTATTGCTATTTATAATGAAAGCAAGAATCTCTTTTTGAGTCCTTATGCGGATGGACCTATTCAATTTATTAATAATCCTGACGGATCGCAAAATATTAAAAATTTGAGCAAATTTGGTAGATCATTTAGCATATTAAGAGTTCCTTATTCATTAAAATTATTAATACAGGAATTGCAAGCAATGAATGTTCAAATGCGCATAATTACAGATGAAAATGTTGATCAATTGCTAAGTATGTCTTATTCTGATAATATTGGTAAATTATTAAAAACCAATGCAACCACAAACGAAGAATTGAAGATTACTTTAGATAAGTATAATTATGAATTACGTAATTCTTTAAATAGAAATAAAGTAGTTAATATTCCTATACCGATCGAAGAAGCAGTTTTGCCAAGCGAAGAAGCTGGGTGGTCAAGTGAAGAAGCAGTTTTGCCAGAATCATTACCTCAAAGTG